TGCCTGCATATCGCCCGTGGAAAGTCCGGGGGTATCGGGAAGACCCGTTACGCCCTTATTAACACGGTCTGCTGATGTGATTTTATATGTGTCCTGAAACTCTCCCATATCGTCTCCTTACTGTTTGTAGTTGCCCTTTTCGACGTATTCAATACCGATCTTGTCAAGTGCAAAAGGCTCATTAACATTTAGGTTCTCAAATCTGTATCTTGTCTTATCTACTTTCTTAATCCTGGTCTTTAACGCTACGACTCTGTTTGTCAGGTCTGATGAAAACGAAAGTTTACTAAATATCAGTCCCTTAAACGTCATGTATGAAGCCGTGGAACTATCAGAACTAAGTACAGTCCATACTCCGCGTTTCATTGCCGACATACGTATTGAAGTCGCAACAGCCTGTTTAAGTCTGACCGCAAGATATCTGAAAGTCTTATTTTTATAAAAGAGCTTTCCGTCAAAGTCGGGTGTTTCCCATCTGCAATATATAGGCGCACCGTCGTCGTTATAACTCATTACGTCGTTAGGGTTAGTGTAGAATCTACATACTCGCCCGGTCTTTGAACCGAACCATAAAGCTCCGTCTTCTTCCCACATTACATTTGCGTCTATACCGTCTCTGTAATAGCCTACAAACTGTCTTGTTGAATAAGGCGCAGATTTATCCGTCTGCACACTTTGAAGCCCGTCAAGAAGGTATAAGACGTTATTAACGGCAAGGATATAGAAGTCCTTATATACAAAAGCGTAAGCCTTTTCTAAGTCGGTCTCTTCAAGTAATTTTCCGTTAAGGAAAAATGATCTCAGATTAGTTAACTCTTTTCCCGTGATATCCTGAGAAGTTAAAGCGTACAGTCCCAAACTTGTAAGAAATAAAGGTTCTCCCGCAAGATACGCGAAAGAATCTGTGCTAATCGCAGACGCACCGTGTATTGTCGCCTGTGTCGCAAAGGTTACTTCGTCTTTGACTGTCGTATTAGTTACAAGGACTATATTCTGTTCAACTTCCTGTTTGTCTTTAAAGACTGCAAGATAATTACTCAGAACGGAATATCCGACTACTGCGGACTTTGCTGTCCCAATAAGCTGATAGTTTGTGTCGGGGAAATATGTAGGATCGTTCGCAGCACTAAACCACTGATAGTTTGTATACTTCGTGTCGGGATTACCAGAAACAAAGAGTCTGTTCAGGTCTCCACTTGCACCGAACAATACTCCGATGTTGCATTTATTGACTCTATCTGCATAACCTTCGACCGTCTTATACGCAGTTATCTTTACGTTGTCTTCTCCCGTTACGGGTGATACGCCAGGGGCCGTAGTAAATGTTACGACTCCCGTTGTACGGTTAACGCTAAAATCTGTGCCTTCGGTCTTATCAAGCCATGTACCGTCGTTCTGTAATATCTGTGCTGTTACAGGCGTTGCGTCAAGGTCTTTATAAGACAAGTGATATTCAGTCGTTCCCGCTGTTCCTAAGAACTGTTCGGTAAAGCCGGGGGATAAAAGATTAAGCGCGTAGTATGATGTACCACCGCCCGCGGGATTTCCGCCGATCAAGGTTACGGGGACTTTCGCGTCGTCTGACGCTTTCTTAACTGTTGTCCCGTCCCATATCAAAAGAGCTTTACCGTCAAGAATACAAACCTTATCCCCGAACTGCCATGAACGAGACCGAGAATTGTTCGCGTCTGAGTAAAGCTCAGTAGGGTTTTCATAATCACCCTCATATATTTTTGTACCCGCGTGGATAAGTCCGTGTGCTTTTCCACGTTTGGTATGATATCCGTTTATTGCGTCCGAAAAAGAGGTTATAGTTTTATAACCCATTGATTTACGAACTTTGCCCGGAACGTCGCGGATCATGTTTAAGACGTTCGGGCTTTTATCAATATCGACGTTTGCGGGGTCATTAGTAAAATCTGCACCGAGAAACGTATCTATTGTCAGCATACTCCGTGTAGGAGACGGGGGAACTTTAAACGATACAGCCATTTATACCCACTCCGATATAAACTCTTCTTTGCCTGAATAACTTGATGTATTAAGAAGCGCTTCAAGACCGACTTCAAACTCATTACGATAAGTCGTAGCGATACCGTTATCGTCGTCTTTGTAAAGCTCTGCTGCCATGTAAAGGGGAAGAAGCACAACGACTTCGGGATCGAGACTCATTTCGTATTCGTCTTCGGTCTCTTCTGTTATTTTCCCAGGGTAAGCATTGTAGTAAATCGTATACATACCCGGCATTGTGCGTGGCAAAATTAAAATATGGTCTGCTTCTCTGTAATAGTCAGTAGTGTTTAAGTAGGTCTGCTGACCACCCTCATACACAACGGAATTATTAAAGAGACTGTAAAAGTCAGGCGCGATCTTTTTAAGGTCGTACTTGACATATTTACCGTATTCCTGGACTAAATCTTCGTCTTCAACTGTTGGGAAAGTCTCAGCGTATACGGCAAGATTTTTTACTGTTGCGGGATATGCTGACGCAAAAGTAATAGTGATAGGGCCACCCGCGGTATTTGCGTAGTTGCCTTTTATCTCAGCATAAGTCCCGTAAGAATCTATGCTTATAACCTTTTCGTCGTCTCCACCCGTGATAAGCGCAGTGCCTATTCCTGAGAACTGAAAGTAATATGACTTGCCACCTTCGACTGTTACCGCATAATCTTTCGCGTCAATAACTACGTCCGATATGGTAGTCGGGACAAGGTTCTTTGCCGGACTATGCGAAAGCACGATAGACTTTTTGATGAACTTACCCGCAGTGGCAAGTCTCTGTAAGCCTTCGTTCGCAGCATAAGGCATACCCGCAAGATAGTCTTTCGTGGACTCGTCCTGTACGATCTCAGAACCATCTGCGGCAAACATTTTCTGTAATGTTGCAAGTTTTATATCTTTCCAGGTATACATTTACTCTGCTTTCCTTTTTCTCTTAGGCGCGTCTTCTTCGGACAGGGGCTTATCTTCGGGTATCTCTTTAAGGTCTGTAAGTACGGTTATCGGATATCCGGCGCCGTCTCTGCCTTTGACTTCGTAGATTTTTCCGTCTGACTTTATGTATTCTGTCTTAATCATATTTACTCCTTTTATTTTCCCCCGGCCCGTTAAGACCGGGGGACGTTTCATCAGGTAAGGGTAGTACCGTGTGCTGCGCCACCGAGAATCATGTGCTGCCATGAAGTGAAGCCTGCACTGAATCTTGAATAGCCGTTCCAGATCATATCGTTGGTAGTGATATCTACGTCGCCGGTAACGTCAAGAGATACTCTGTCATAGAACTTGTTTCCGAGAAGCTCTTTGTTAGCCTGGCTCGACATAAGGATATAAGGTGCTGCGTCTGCGGAACTTACCTGCCACGAAGGGTCAATGATAAGTTTCCACAGTCCCTTATTTACGTTTACGTCGTTGTAGTCGCTTCCGACCTGAAGCTCAGAACGGATAATCTTCTTAGCTACTCTTTCAAGCTCAGGGGTGTTAGAAGGAATAATGATGATATCGTAGGTATATCCCATTACAAGACCGGTGTTGTTCTTGTAGTTTCTTCCGATATTTGCAAGTCTGTGAAGCATCTGATCGTCGCTTCCGAAAGCGTTAGTGAAGATGTTTGACTGAGTTGCGGAAGTATCGGTAACCTGAGGGTGATCTACTGCAAAGATAGCCTTTCCGTCTGCGGAAGCGCAGTCAAAGCCGTTTACTCCACCAAAGCTGAAAGTGGTCTGAGTGGTAGCTGCTTCTGCGTTTGCGGTAAGTGCTGCACTTGCAAAGTTAGCGCGGGTTCTCTTGTAAGACTGAACCATGCCCCTTGCCTTTGACTGCATGAGATCAACTTCGTTATCCTCGTTCATTTCACGAGTGATCCTGAACAGCTTCTTGAAGGTTGTGTGCTGAATGGTCTTTGTAGGGCCACCAATGATATCATCAAGTGCTGCGCTTGCACCGTCAGCGGCAGTGGGTACAAAGTCGCTGAAAGTGGTAACAGAACCGATCTTCTCACCGAATCTGTTTGACTTCTTTACGTTGAATACGTCAGATACAAAGGAATCGTAGTTTGACTTCTCAGTGTTAACGTCATTGATGTATGCTTCCATCATCTGGGCGTTCACGTTCCATGTATCGTCTGCGAGTCCTGCGTTTTTGGAAACTATTCCGGGTACGTGTGCGGGCATAATTTTTCTCCTTTACTTTTTTAAGGTTAGGGGCGACACTCATAATCCGTGTCGTCCGTATAGGTTTTAATGTAACGAGTTGTTATACAGCACTCTCAGCTCTTTCATTGACTTTTCGGGAAACCACATTTTCCACTGTTCAAGCTGTGCTGACGGGATATCTCTGAGATCATCACCGCCTGTACCGCCTTCTGTTGCGGTCAAGTGCTGTTGAGACTTCGCATTGTTTATCGCCTGCTGTTTAACAGCGTTTGTTCGTCTTGTGCTGAGTTTATCAGCGTAGACAAGTTTATATGCGTCAACAATGCTTAAATGATTCTCATTGATATAACGCAAGATTTCAGGGTATCTCTCCGACTGCTCTATATCCTGTGCGGACTTAATATCGGGATCAATTTTTCCGACTTCTTCTACCTGTTTATCCAGGTAAAGTTTTGTGTCCTTTAATCTCTGTTCCGCAATGATCTGCGTCGCTGCCTTAATCGCCGGGGAATTATTAACAGCTTTCTCAATGATGTTAGGGTCAAGTCCCTTGTCCGCAAGTTCTTTCTTTGTCTGTAATTCCTGCTGAGCTTGTAATGCGTCGTAGTAGTCTTTTGCGCTTGTGATGGGCTGTCCCGTTATCGGGTTCTTATAGTCCTTGAAAGCGTCAGCAAACATTGAATCTACTGCTGCATACTTTCTCTTTGCTTCTGCTTCTGCCTTACGGCGTGCGTCTGCGTAAATTGCATTGCGGTCAAGTTCCGGCTCTTGCGGGGTTTCCTCTGTGCTTTCGGTCTTCTCTGCTTCGGACGTCTCTTCTGCTTTGGGTTCTTCGGTCACTTCGGGTTCTGTCTGATCGGCGGTCTCAGACTCGTTTACGCCTTCGATAATTTCTTCTTCCATTTTTTATCTCCTATTTTTACGCTATTAGTTGCGAAATTTATATAAAAGCCAAAAGGCCTTTATTCTTTTGATACTTCAAGCTCATGCTCGATAGTCTCTACGACTTGCCCCTCGTTATCACACTTCGGGTTACGGCAGGTCATTTCCTGTACCATATATAACTTTCCGTCTCTGATTACGTACTTGCTATTCTTTATCGCAAGTAGTGTTTCACATAAGGGGCATAGTTCCATTGTTTATCTCCATAGGCTGTGCTATCTGTGTTTGTGCTAACTGCTGTTGCTGTTGTTCTGCCATCTGTTCTGCAAACAGTTGTCTGATTTCTCCGGCGTGTGGATAATCGTTTTTCTCCATGAACGTCCAGTAGTTAAGAAGCGTCTGAGGTTCACCGATAGGCCCGAAAGCACCACTCTGATACTTCATATCTATCTGTTGCCACATTGCTTCGCGGTTCATCATAATCGTTGATGTAGGATCAACTTCAAAGATAAACTCGTCGTTCCAGTAAAGGTCTCCGTTCTCGTCCATCTTTAAAAACTCATAGCGGTTGAAATGCTTAAAGTCATAACTTCCGTCGGGGTTCTTTGTGGATAACGGGACGGGTTGGTCTGCGTAAGCAAGCATAAACTTGAACATGATCTCGTAAAGCCTTGAATACGCTTCCTGTTTCATTATTCGTTTTGACTCCATACGTCCGGCAGCCTGATTTATGGAATACTGCTTTGCTGTTCCAGATACCGCGGACGCGTCATATTTACCCTGATATGCGTCTGTGATACCTAACGTGGAACGCGCCGCTTCGTAGTTGTCATTTATCGCGATACGGTCATAAGACGTATCAGCAATTAAGTTATGGACTCCGATCATTGAGATATCGTTAGGGTTCTTTACTCTGACGATCTTTAATTCCTGGTCGGTAGTCTCTACATTGAGATTTTCAGGCAAGGTTACGATAGACCCGCCTTTTAAAATCTTCTCCTGCATTTTTGAACCGTACTTCTTTATCGCATCCTGTTGGTCTTCGATTACCGCAGCGTCAGATACTCCCAAAAGGGACTTAGCCTTTGAGACGTTACGCCTGAGTACCATAGGCATTACGTTAGGCTTATAGTACGGAATCTTTCTATGTACGGTCTTTTTGTCTATCATGGGCTTTCCGTCAAAACCCATTACGGGCTGTCCGTCTTCACCCATTACAACGCTCTCTACGTCCTCATACGCGGGGATTACGCCAGTAAGGGTAATAATGTCTTCCTCGACTTCTTCCGC